CAAGAAGATTGATAAACTAATCAAAGAAATCTTTCCAGATAAAAAGATTCGGCAAGAATATACCCATTACTTAGCTACCGCATTGTATGGGATTCCAATTGAGAAGTTCATCTTCGCAAGTGGAGGAGGTGGTAATGGTAAGGGTGTTATCAACGAACTGATGCTCGAATTGTGTGGTAACTTTGGATATGCGGCAAACAATGCGGTGTTGTTGAATCCGCTCAAAGACGGTGGTAATCCAGCCATCGCTAATATGGGTTCTAAACGATTCATCAACTATCGAGAACCAGAAGAAAAGAAATCACTCAATCTATCAGCAATCAAAGAACTGACTGGCGGCAAAGGTATCTGTGCTCGGAAGTTGTATTCTAATGAAGATAAAGTAGAATTAGTCGGAACTCACATCTTGGAACTCAATAAGAAGTGTGCGATGAACGGCGACCTCGGTGATAGTATTCTCAGAAGACTTCGGGATATTCCATTCGTATCAACCTACACAACAGACTCGGAACTGTTGAAGAAACGACACGAACTAACCAATGTATTCAAAGCCAATCCATATTACAAAACTCTAGATTTTCAAGATGAATTCAAATATGCTTTGTTCATCTATCTGATTCGATATTGTAAGAGATGGGAGCACGAGAATCCATCATTCAATGTGTGTAGTCGATTGTATGTGTCTGACGCGATTACTGAACGAACTAAGAAATATATTGAAGACAACGACCACATATTTATGGTGTTGAAGCAAAACTATGTTAAAGATGTTTGTGATAGTTCGTATGTAAAGTTCCAAGAGTTTTGGATGTATTTCAAGAACAGCGAATTCTACCGAACTCTTTCTAAACACGAACAAAACAAAACCTATTCTGAGAAGCAAGTTATTGAACATCTGAAGACATCAACTTCGACTAGAATCTTTTTCAAAGAAACAATGAGTTTTAAGAAGTCAAACGGAGATGTTATTACTTACCGAAATGTTTTGAAGTATTGGCGACTAAAAACATCTGATGAGACAATGAAGGAGCAACTCGAACAAGGCAAATTGGATAATGATGATGAACTTGTATTTGAAGATTAAGTATTCGGATAATCAGTTTTAATAATATCTTTGTTTTTTATATATGAAATATAAACTTAGACCCCACTATATTGAATCATCTGATGGTATTTTGGAAGTCCCACAAGAAGATGACACGCCACCGCCAACTCCAAGTCCAGAGCCTGAACCCCTATCTGAAGCTGAAGTGAAACGAGAGAAAAGAAAGAAGAAACTATCTGAAGCCCAACTCCAAGCGTTGGCTAAAGGTAGAGCTAAGGTTCAAGAAAACAAACGAAAGAGAGAGTTGGAATCAATAAAGAAAAGAAATCAAAAGAAGAAGGAAGAGTCGGAATTCGCAGAACAAGGAATGAAGATGAAAGTCGAGGCAAAAGCAGCCAAGTCGGAAAAAAAGAAAGAACTAACTAAGAATCAACAAATGAGACAGAGATTACTAGAAAAAAAGAAGAAGTCGGAATTCGAACAAGCCCAACGAGACAACTGGGAACATATGAAAGACTCTGCCTTGGCTCAATGTGAGAATGTTGAAGATTTTGATGAGTTACTTGGTCATCTCAACACTATTACTGATGAAGATGTGTTGGATGACGCGAAGTTAAAATCCAAGTTAAATAATATCTTTGTTTTATATAAGAACGATGAAAAAGAACAAGTCGAAACAGACTGAATATGACCCTAAGAATTTTCAGATTCTACCTTTAAAAAAACTTGATAAAGAAGAAGTCGGCGAAGTTGATTTTGATATATTGCCCAACGCTCCATTCTTAGCCTACGTGATAGGAGCTGTCAAAAGTGGTAAATCATTATTTATGGCTAATCTTTTTTTTAATCCAAACTTTCCATACAAAGAACTATTCGATGTTAAGATACTCATATCGAATACAGCATACAATGATAAAATTATGAAACCTATTTTAGAACAATTCGATTTTGTTTTCACAGATTACAATGACTCATTGTTGGAAGAAATAATTCAAATGGTTGAAGATGATGATTCAAACGCCAAGTATTTATTAGTGTTAGAAGATATCATCGGAAATGTGAATGTTAAACGGGCAGGTTCCAGCATTGACGCATTAACTGGACTTACCACAAAATACCGACATATTGGGAACGAAGACCAAGAAGGCAAGATATCAATTTGTATTATATCTCAGTATTTCAAATATTTAAATGCTATCCAACGAATCAATGCTTCAGCGTATTTCCTAATGGGAAATTCGCCCGAAATAGAACTAAAGAAAATGTCGCAAGAATTATCAGTCTTTGGCGGAAGTGAAAAGGAATTCATTAATATATACAAAGAATCGAAAAAAGAGCCATTTGACTTTTGCTTTTTAAACATCCAAGATTTAACTGCTCGTCGGAACTTTGAAGAAGAAACATTGTGGGATACCGAAAAAAAGAAGAAAGCAGAAAATCCCGAATCAGAATCAGAATCAGAATCAGAATCAGAATCGGAAGAATCAACAAAAAATAAAATATAATCAATATATATATACAATGGCCTATTTTAATCAGTTACAGGGATATATGTCCAATCTTAATGAAAGTCTTAATCACGAAAATGACGTTAATGCCGCAGAAGGAGACAAGAAAGCATCCACCATCGAAGATAAATTTAATTCAATAACTCAACAAGCAAGTGGTTGGGGCGGTGCCCTCGGAACTGCTGGGATTATTTGGAAGCACGGTCGGAAGGTTGTTCGTGGTCTTCAAGAAACTTCTCAAGCCGCCACAGATGCTACCACAACTGCGGGGACAGCCGCTGGTGGTGGTGCTGATGCTGCCGCCGCCGCCGCCGCCGCCGCTGCTCAAGCTAATTCGGCTATAGGCTCTGCCGCTGCTCAATTCACGGCTGGTCTTAATTCAATTTCAGCCACATCATCTGCCGCAGCGGGCGCAGCCACCGCATCTCTCACGCCCGCTGCCTCCGCCGCAGCTACCGCAGCTACCGCAGCCCTCACGCCCGCTGCCTCCACCGCAGCTACCGCAGCCACCGCAGCCCTCACGCCCGCTGCCTCCACCGTAGCATCTACCGCAGCTACCGCCACAACCGCTACAGTAAATGCCGCCGCTGCCTCCGCTGCTGGAGGTGCTATCCGAGTTGCTGGTCTTCCTGCTATCCAGGCTTCTGCTATAACTGGAACTGGTGGTGGGGCAGTCGCAACTCCATTGGCTAGCCTTGCTCCTAACATTGGAGCGCCGCTAACCAACGCAGCAGCATCTTCAGTTAGTGCTACTAGCACAGTAGCAAGTCAAGCAAGTAATGTAGCAAGTAATGTAGCAAGTCAAGCAAGTAATGTAGCAAGTCAAGCATCTTCAGCAGCTAGTAATGTAGCAAGTCAAGCTAGTAATGTAGCTGCGGGCGCAAGGACGGCAGCCCAAACAGTAACAGATAATTTAACTGATAATGTAGTAACTCAAACTGCTGGTAAAATCGCAGCCAAAGTCGGAATGGATTCAGTTTTAGATTCTATTCCAATTATTGGAGAAGTTATCGGAGTCGGAACTTTGATTGGTGGATTAATTCACGGATTAGATAAAAAGGGTGCCGATGCTCGAGAGTCTGCTGCTAGACAAGGTGGAGGTGTAGCGGCTGCTGGTGGTATAGATACATCAGTTTTCAAGGGTAACACCCTCGGCGGAACTGGCGGCGGCTACACAGTGTGAGTGTTTAATACTCTTCAAATGATATCTTTTAGACGTCCAAGACAGTAATTGATTACAATCAACGCACATCCAAGTGTCTCCAGTTTTTCTTATCCTATAACTTTTGTTTCTCGCCAATTCCTTTTTTTGGTTTTGATAGTAATAAAGTTTTTGCTTAGCCGCAAACATCTTAGGATTTTTATGATATCTCTTTTTATGATATTCAGATTCAGTCTGAGTCGGAACATTTCTATTCAAACACAATAATCCACTTTCTTCTTCATTATGATTTTCGATATATTCTTTTTCTTTTAATTTCAAATCATACCGACTTATGTTATATAATTTTTCTATCACAGTTACTCTTTTATAACCATATATAAATTGAGTCATACACGCATTAAATATTGAGTTGTGAGACCATTCTCTTTGTTTAACATCTTTAGACGAACCATAATATATTTTGTCATCTTCATTGGAAGTTATTTTATATATGTATCCAATATCTAACATTGTAGTTGGAGCATTAGAATTCTTCATATAAATCTAAAATAAATAAAATCTTAAGTAAAAAACGCACCCACTTTTATATAGATACAGCAGAAAAATTAGCAGATATATGATTAGTTCCGACGACCGTTTCTAAGTTAGTAATTGTAGCATACAATGCTTTTTGATTACCGACTTTGTGATTCAAAGGTCGAGTAATATCCGAGTGTATGTTCCCCACAAATAGTTTATCAACTAATATCTTCAAACCATTATCAATATCTTGTTCGAAAATTTCAATCGTAGCGGCTGTAGCCATAGAACTAGAAATATGGATTTGTTTTAATAGTAATTGTTCTTTTGAACCAGTAACATAGAACATCGATTTGGATGAATAATGCCCTGGCTGAAGAATATTAAAAACAGATGACGTTCCCGTTGCTTTAGCAGTAATAGTTCCGACATTACACAATGATGAGCCAGCAGTAACTACCTCAATTTTAGTAACAGCGCAGAACAAATTAGTTCCAGAAACAACTCCAGAACCAGTATTTACTATGGTAGTTCCATTCATTTTAAAAACGCAATCTCGTGGTTTTCTGAAATTAGAGTCGGAAGCATCATAGAATAAACCAGAAACTCGGACAGTTCGAACTCCATTACCAGTATCTCTAGTATCCAATGCCGAAGTTGACACTATATCTAAGGCGGTATTTGCTCCAGCCGAGTCTCCTATCTTAAAAGCAAGTAAGTTCCCCGCAGCTCCAAGAGTGTTAGTTCCAGCTGTAGCAACATCATCAATTCCTTTTATCACAACATTAGTTATTCGAGCACTTCTATTATCAATTTGAGTATAAATCGGTTCAACTATTTCTTTCAAAGACATTATATTAATTAGAGATATTTTAATTTAGAAAAATAAAATATATTAGTTATATATAAAATGTCTGTCGCTGAAAATTCAAAATTTATAGCTCTTGTTGCTGATAATGGAACCGAATTCACCTCGGAACAAAAAGCCATTTTCACAATCCATCCTGATATCGGATTTGTTAAAGGAAAAGATTCTTACCTTTCGTTCGATATTCTTAATACTTGTCCAGAAAGCCGAGTCTGTAATTTCCCAGCAACGGCTGGCGCTTCATCGGTCATCGACCGAATGGATATATTCAGTTTAGCAAACGGTCAGCTGCTCGAATCACTTACTAACTATTCCTTGTGGAGTTCTATTGAAAACCAATATATGGAAGAAGACAATGCCCACTCTCAACTTAAAAACGGCACTGACCCAGAATGCCGAGCTTACTCTTGTGTCCAAACACCAGCCAACAAAAGAAATGCTTTGGCTGAGCGTGGCTCTTCGGCAACAGATGCTCGAAGCACATTAGATTTAGGTTCTATGCTTTTCAGTCAAATCTCATCGGGCAGCGGTGTAGTGTCTGGTGCTGACCAAAATGCCGATGTTGACCCTGAAATGTGTGCTAAGAAATTTACTGCTCGGAAGTATTGTGTTCCACTTAAGTCGGGAATCTTCTCTCATTTCGGTGTCTCGGAAAAACTCACTCCGATTCTTCTCTTCGGAGGTCTTAGGGTTGAAATCACTTTTGCGGAGGATAAACGTGTTATGACTCGAATGCGAGTTGCCGATGGAGCTTCGCAGACATCCACAGTTACTGCCGAGAGTCTCGCTGATGGTATTGCTGTTGAAGATTTAGCTGATAATGTTACAGCCACTGGTGGTAAAGGCGCTCGAGACTTAAGAAATGTTTTGATTAGCGGCGCTCAAGTCAACGACCCAGCTGTTCTCGGAATTGTTCGAGGTTCTAAGATGGTTGCCCAAGGAACCGGCGGAACAACAACCGCTCAGAATTTCACAGTCGATTCCGTTCATCGTGAATTTTCTCAAACAGATGGAACTCCATCAACGACTGGAGCAGTTATTCTCACAGTTACTGCCGACGCAACTGCTGGAGGAACCAAGAAACTAGCAGCTTCAACTACTGTGAAGATTTTCTTCCAAAACCCAGACACTCAATCAACCTACAAACTCAAGAATGTTGAGCTCAAGGTTCTCCAAGTTATTCCGCCACAAGGAATGATGAAAGGCATCATCAAGGAATCTCAGTTCGATTACATCTCTTGGGATTGTTTCTTAGACAATCTCCCTCAGTCATCACTCAGCCATCAATCTGATATCACATCGGTAGCATCAGCTGCTAAGTCTATCTTCACACACTACATCTCAGTCGCAAAAGAAAATGATAAATATTCTCCAAATTACTTCAATGGTCAGCCACCGCATCAAACTATGCTTAATTCAGTCCAATATTTCATCAACAACAAACTCTATCCACTCAAAGCATACAACCCAGACGCAAAGGAAGACAAGGTAGTCAATATGAATGAATTAGTCAAAGCATTCAAATCAATCGGAAAAGACGTGAAAAGACTTGGAGAGTGCCGAGCAGGTAATATCTGTGATTACACAAACACTTACCTCCACGCACGAGAACTCGCTCGAGGCGAACAATTTGTATACAATCTCAAAGATGCCGAACCACAAATCCGACTTACATTCAGCAATTCACGAGACCAACAAACTGCTAAAGATGGCGGAACTATTGCCTATGCTGTAGGAAATTGCCGAATGATTCACTTCGTATTTTCAGTAAAAACTATAATGATTAATAAAGATAATCTTCAACTTATTTTGTAAGTCTAGTAACTTGGATTTTTAATCCGTAAAAAGTAATTTTTTTCTATAATTAAAATATTTTAGTAATATATAAAATGCCTATTGAAAAGAATTATTTTCAGATATCACCACTTAACGACAATCCACTTCAGAGTTCCAATGCTAACGGTGTTGCTGGTGGTTTTTCATTCAAAGAAAGTAATCCAATTATTAAGTTCTCTTTTCCAGCAGTCGAGAAACTCTTAGAAACTAAGTCGCTAGTTTTAACTGGTCAATTTATATTGAAACAACAAGATACAGACAATGCTTTCCGAGCAAAAAAAGCAGATGAAACAGATAACTATGCCGCATTAGAAAATGAAAATGGAGCAACTATAGCAAAAGAAACCGCTTGTAATATTCCAAATCACGGTGGAGTTCATAATCTTATTGATAAAGTTGTGGTTCAGACAAAAAAGACAAACACTGAATTAATTAACATCCACAACTACCCAGCATACGCATCTCTCCGTGAAGCATACACTAACTGTGATGAAGATTATTTGTGGGGTGTAGCCGCGAATCGGTCATTAGCCCAAGGTGCCCACGCACACGAAACCAACCGAAGAATTCAAATTTGTGCCGACAAGAAAGCTCAAGATTTAAAAACAAACAACAACAAAGAAATCGGTGTTCCATTCTCACTCAAGTTGGATATTGATTTGTTCCAGTCTGGTAACATTCATTTGGGTCAGGCTTACACCAACGGTCTTATGCTTACTCTCCACCTTGCTCCTGACAGTTCAGTTTTGTTCCAGCGATTCAGAAACAAAGCCACTGACGCTACCGCCAGCGCCGCTATGGACTTATCCAATACTATGTATGTTCTTAGAAACTTGAAACTCGAAGGTCGTTACGTTGTTCCGACTCCGCAAGAATTAAAGGCATACCAAGCACAGATTCCACTCAACTCTCAGCTCAACTTACTTAACGATATCCACGCAGACCAAGATAATATCTCTTACACTCCGCAACTCAACTCGGTAAAAGCGATGTGTAATTTGTATTTGGATAAAGACCAAACCAACAACTTAGCATACCAGCAACCAAACTTCCGACTTCCAGTGGGAATGAAACAAATCGAACACAAGAAAGATAACCTCAGATATCCATTCACTTTCCCACTTAAGGTTCAACCTAACTATGAGTCATTGGTTGAGCTTGGCGATGGTTCTATCAATCCAGCCCAGATGCTTAAGAGAGAAAACATTATGGGTGATTTAGAAATCCGAAAACACTTTGAAAGAGCATTGCTCGGCGGAATGGAATCAATACGTTCTAGTGCTAATATGGCTAGAACAAAAGAAAACTTGGAAATGGATTACCGAGATAGAAGTGCTGGTATCTACACAGCAGGTAATGATGGTCGTATCGAAGGCGCTGCGGTCGCAACAACAGACGGTGTCGGAAATCAATTGTTTCCAGAACTCTTGGGACTCGGTGTGGATTACACATACGGTGTCGGTAATTCACTTAATTACATCAACCGAGATTATTCTAACACTGTTCATTCAGGAGTTAATACTGCTTCAACTTTGCTTCCAATTGATAGACGAAATAAGTCGGAACTTGTCCAGACTTTTGTCAAATACAATGCGGCTCTCAACCTTCAGACTCTTGTGAAAACGATGTAAGCACTATGAGTCATCTTCAAAACTCGTAGCTGGTTTGTGATAACTGTCCCAACAAATAATACAATATAAAGTTAATCCAATACAAAAAAAACATACTACAGTCCCAACCGTCTCCAACTCTTCTTCATTCATTATAATATTTCTATTATTTTCTTCTTAAATAATATGTTTTCATTGCTTAAAAGATTCGTGTGTAAGATGTCGATTTGTTGTAAATCCAAGTGTAGCATAGAGCCAGATATACATAGTCAATTAGTTAGACAACAATTAGAAAAATAAAACATTATATTACTATGGACTTGAAAATATTTAAAATCAACAATGGTTACAAAATCGGTCGAAAAGACTGTGAAAGATTAGGAGCAAACTATGGACGAAGGTATTATATAACAAAAAGACCTATGCGTCGAGACCCAGCTAAAAAACTCTTAATGAAACTTCAACTCGCCGAACAAGGAATCAGAATGAAAGTCAAGTCCCTAAAGAAACCAAGATATGATGGTTTTGTTAAAATAGACCCAAAATTAAGTAAGAAGAAAAATCACTTTAAAGACGAACCCGATGAAGAGTTCCAACATTTGATAATTTATTTATAATCCATTTTTATTTTGTATGTTTATATATATAAATATGACTTCAGTAAATTTAGTCTCGCCCGATGGAAATGGACACACTTACTCTGTTAGATTCAGAGAACCACTAGTAATAGAGGCAAATTCCAAAGTATATTTGAACTTCGCCAAATTCAAGAGAAATTCATCCATATATTTTACAACTGACCAGACAATCGAGGTTGTTTTGAAAGATGTTCTGCCTTCAGTTATCCCTTCAGATACACTTACCTCCAACACTGTTATGACAGTCAATTCCATAACAATTCCGACTATTAATCCACTTACAAACAAAACGGGATACACTCCAAAACAGTTGGAACAAGTCATTTCTGAACGATTCGGCGGAGACCCCGATGTTGATTCAGATTATGGAATTAGAGCAGTCGCGGGAGTTCCAAAGCAGATGATGCTCTACAATCCAGTATATGAACGACACAATGCTTCAGCAATAGCTATAGGTTGGTATAAAGATTATGATGTATTACAATTAACGGACTGGGTTGGACTTTCTAGCGAACACGTTCTTGGAATGGACGAGAATGCTGCTGGAGATGATTGTGTTAAAACTTCAGCTACAAATGCGACCGACCCATTCTATGATTGTTATGGAATGGCGAAACAAACGTATGATTTTTCATATACCTCGGAACTTGTTAATAATTCCGAGAATCATAATTTAATCACTTTCAGTCAAAATATGACTGTTGATAGTCAAGTCGGAAATGTTTTCCTTGGACTAGGTTCTTTTGAGATAGCTAGTGCTGTTGGGAGCAATCAAGATGATTGGACTAGTTATAAGACGAATGCTGGTTCAGTTAATTCATTCACTCACGGAACTACAGCATCTGAAACCACCGAGTCTGGGACAAGTGTTCACATTCCAGTCTTATATCAACCTAATGCTACAAATGCTGTTACATCAGCCACTTCGGGTTCAGCCTTATCTACAGCAGTTCCTCAAGCTTACTTAGGAATTGAGATAACTGGGTCTGGCCCTCACATAGCCGCTGGGGAAAAGAAAAGACTTAACATCTGGAAAGGTGTAAATTATCAAGGAACTAAGGGTCTTGCCTTAGAACTTCCTTCAAACGAAATAAACAGAATGGAAAAAATATGGAGCACACCGCTTTCTTCTCTTCTCGGTGGAGCAGATGAATCAATCTCATCGGTTTATCTTGGACTTCAAACCTATTGGGGTGAAGGTTTTTCTGCTAGCGATAAAGACAAATTAGAGTTCAGAATATATAACCTCACGCAATCAAATTTCATAGATAAATCCAATGTAGTCTACGACAGTGCTAACCATACATCTTGGCTTACATACAGTTTTTTCAAACAACCAGTAGATGCTTCCAAGAATGATTCTCAAAAAGCTCAGCAAGCAAACAGTCAGATTCCATTCAGTCCAATATTTTCAGCACAAGTTAACGATGAAGGCTGGGAAAATTTGGTAGTAACTGGCTTTGAGAAAACTGGAGTAAATTCACCTATAGG